GTTGTACTCGATGGCGTGAAAGCGACTGCTGCCCTGAGTGATTTCAGTGTCTCCACGTAAAGCCTGCCCAAACAAAAGAGCCCTGCGGATACTTTCCTGCTGCCTGAATGCCAGCACTCCAGCTCTGTTAAACACTCTTGCGTCAACAGTGCTAACGCCGCTTATCACTCCCTTGCTCAAATCGAGCCAAGGCTGCAGAACCGTATTTTTGTGTAAAATTGTAAAAGGGCGGCTTATATTGGTCCCTTGACGCAAAACGAACCAGCTTTGCTTCGTGTCGTCGCCGGATGTATAGCGATCAAGAAGCAAGTTGGATGTCGCGGACAGGCCAAAGGCGCTGCCGCTGGTGCTGATAGCAAGGTTTGTTGCGCCCCAGCTAAAGTTGATATTGCCCACTGCTGAAGGCAGTCGATGATAGTCAAGAAATTGCGTTCCGGTTGGAACATTGCTCCCCCAGCCACTCGCAAGGGAAACGCCACACTCGCTTGTCGAGAAAGCAAAATAATAAAATGACGAGCCATAGGCTTTGGTCGCGTCGTGCTCAATCTTTAAGACGCAAAATTGATACCCAGCTGCCGTAAAGCTATCGTGCCAGTCCGTCATGTAGCCTGCGTCAATAAACGCATCCTTGAATATGTCGGCAGCGTCAGATGCTGTCCAGCTTGCTGAGGCTAAGGCGGTATAGGTTTCCTTGGTAACTGCCATGACCGTGACGTAGTTTTGCCAATACTAGCTCATGCCGCTAGCACGGCTACAGCGCTGCTGCAACCTCCAGGGTGCCCGTCGCGCCCAGCTCGATCACTGGGCCGCCATCAAGGTTCACGACGGCCGCGAACAGCGTTGCGCCAGTGCCGGCAACCTCCAGGGTGCCCGTCGCGCCCAGCTCGATCACTGGGCCGGCGGGGGATGGGGCGACGGCCACGAACAGCGTTGCGCCAGTGCCGACGACCGTTAGCAGTGGGCAGAAGGCCAAGACCGGCGCAGGGGGCGGCGTCAGAGCGCCAGACCCAAATGCGTTGAGCGGCTGGCCGGAAACACGAAAATCAATCGCCAGCTCAGCAGGGCCGTTCTCTGGTGATATTCTTGTGTTAAAGCCAAGCAATACAATCGGCAGCTCGCTGTAAAGCGATTGCGAGTCGTCTGCATAAAGCGCTCCCGTGGCAGCGACCGCATTGAAGTATGCTTTTAAGATTGCTCCGCTTTGATTGCTGAACAGCACGCCTTGCACTAACCGAACATTAAATGCCTCCAGGTCTTCCGTCAGGCGAATAGTTAAAACCCCTTTGCCGTCAGCGTATCCGGCTTGGTATGAGCGGAAGAGCGCCATTTTTGGGCCGCCTGCACCTGACGCCGGCTGACAGGGGATCGCTGTTTTATCAACCTCTCCGCGTCTGATTGATAGCGTGACCGATGCCACCTCGCATAGCGCTTGGTCAAGCGCAAAGCCCATTTCAATGTAATTCCCATCTCCTGGCGTATCAGCGCCTGCCGACCCGCCATTGCCGGCAAAGGTAATGGGAGCACCTCCTGCGGAATCAGATATTTGCGCTGTGCTAGGCGTAGGGCGGGCGGCAATGTAATAAATAACGCCGTCTTCGACTGCATCATCAAGCTGCGCAGATCCCTTTTTTGTAAAAACTACTGGATCATTGATGCGCAAGTCACAGCTTGCTGGCACGTTGATCATGCCACCAGCCATGAAATCGCTGTAGTCGCGCAAACATATCAGCGTCCCAGGCGGCCTGAGGGTGATCATCCCGTCCTGGCCGGTCAAAACCGTTCTTTTACGCTTGCCGGAAACTGGCATGGGACGGGCGCGACGCTCTACTGGAACTCTAGCAGCTTGATCCTTGCGCTGCCATTTTAGATATTCCCCCGATAATTTGAGGTCATTGTTAGCTCATAGACAAGTTCCAAGGTTACGTTAAACCGTCCATTTTTGACAGACTCTTTTCGCGGCTCTTGCGCGACAGTCCATGTCGTGCCGGTCAACCTTCTTGCAAACGCTGTATTGTTGACGCCGCCCGCGAGCGCCGCCGGCAATGGATCGAGCGGCCACTGACCGCCACCAGTGGCCCGCCAAGGCAGCAGCAACGCCAATGCCTGATCGCTGGTGACATTCTCAAACGCCAGCTGCCACTCAGCATCGCTTGGCCAGTTGCCAAGTATCTCGGGGAACGCAGAAGAACGCCAAGAGTTTGTGATGACTGGGTAGCCAGGCAGCTTAAGCGTCCACCGTGACGGGGTGTAGGCCGGCAGTGTAATAGTCATGCGTCATACCTCACAAAGCCGCGAACACCAATCGGCATCCGTACCGTACAGCGGCCAGCCTTCACAGCTTCAACTTGCGGGTTGCCGACGAAATGCCAGGTTGCCCCAGGGAAGGGCGTGTTGAGCAAAGCCCTCAAATCTCCGCTTGTGCCGTCCCGAATCTCTGATGGCGGCTCGACTTGCCCATAGATGCCGTAGTTTGCGTCCCATACTTCGCAGAGCTGTTCGGCTTGTGCGTAGGTGATATTTTCCCATGCCAGCTGCATCCTGTCGCCGGTTGGCCGGCTGGACAGGCCCCAGCGGACAGTGCGCCCGTTGCGCATTTTCATCCTGCTCTGAGGCCAGCGCCCCATGCTGTAATCCCTGGTCGTTGGCGTTATTCCCGGTAGCGCCGTGATGATGCTCATAGGTCAATCACCCAGTTGTCGTCGGTCGCATACGTTGTCCACTTTACGCCAAGCAGGCTCTTGCCGCTTGCGTTGGTTGGGTGATGGAAGGCGTCAATAGTAATCACGCCCTCAGCGTCAATGCTAATCTTCTTGATCTCGTAAGTGCGTTGCCTTGTGCCGGCTCGCGCTATGGCAAAAAAGTGATTGCGAGGCACGCCGCGCCCGTTGGTGATTGTAATGTCGCGCTCTACGGGGTCGGTTTCCATGTCCCACGCAAGGCCGGGATAGTCGCCATCCACAGCCGGCAGCAAGTCAGGGCGGGTCGTGACGATTCGGCCATCGTCCTGTATAAAGCCCTGCACTGCCTTGTTGTAGTTGATAACGTCAATGTCTAGCTTAAAAAAGTTTCCAGAGCGAAGCTCCGCTGCCAGAACATCCGGCGTAGTCCTAAAGCTGATTCGATGGTCTATAAGCGTGACAAAGCGAATCAAATAGCAGGCTGCATCAATCGCCTGCCTGTAGTTAGTACACCACTTGGACAGGTCCAGTGTCCTAATCGGGACATTTGCGCTAGTGCCCACCTCTCGGACTGTTGCTACGCGCTCGCGGGCAAACAGTGGCGCTTCAGCGCTAGTTGATTCTTCGCGCCACTTGACCTGAACGGCAAACGGCTGCCTAGTCAGATAGTCAATGCTGTCGAGCTTAAACGATCCCCCTTCTATATTGCCATTATTAAACTGTCCCTTAATGTCCAGCGGATCGTCAAACTCAATAGCTTTTTTCAAGTAGTACACCCCGCCCAGCTTAACCAGCTTCAGCAAGTGCGCCTGCGCGGTTTCAGTCGCCCAATCAAGAATGTTCAGCGGTTCATCTTCCACTGCATCGTAAAAGTATTCCCGGTCTTGGCACCATTGCGCGGCCTGCCTAAAGCTATCCTCGTCAATCTGCCTGGTCTGCGTTCGCGGAAGAGCGCCCAGGTCAGGATTTGTCATCAACTCGCGCAGCCAGTCTGGGAATAAATGACTGGCCCCCAATGTATTATCGTTTCGCAGTCTTGGCATTTCATAGCCATTGTTGCAAAAGCCGCTAAACTGCCCAAGGCTGTTAAACTCCAGCGAGGCTGCAATGTTGACGCCGACAGGCGCTAGTTTGTTGTACGAAGGCACAAAATCAAGATCCCCGTAATAATTAACGTGTTTGATTTCATGCTCTGGAGTCGTGCCAACTGTTGACTGCAGATTATCGTAAGGAAACGCCTCCGCAAACCTGGCGTAGCCGTCAATCATTGAGCTGTACTCTGGATCAGACCATCCCAGCCCGAGATCAATATCGGGCTCAAGATTTTTCATCTTGCGCCGCTTGCCTGCGGTCGGGTTGATAATGTAGCCAGTTGTTGAAACAGTAACATCGCCGGATGTTTTGCTAACCTGAGCGTTGCTATTGGTGTCAAGCACCATTACGCGATCAAGCCCGTCGCGGCGAATCTCCCAGCTCGAAACAGGCTCAAACCTGACTTCCCATCTTTTGTAAGAAGCAAAGCTGATTCGCAGATAGTTATAAACATCCTCTCCGCTCACGCCGGCAACGGCAAACACCTCGGGGAAGCTCGTCCATGTGCTGCCGCGATCATCGCTGTATTGCATCGAGAATGCGCTGTATCGGCGCGTCTTGGTGGTGACAAGGCTGCCGCTGCTGTCAAAACGTGAAACCGTAAGCCGGCCTTCGGCGTCGTCGTCAACCTGCTCTTGGCCTGCCTTTGCGTTGATCTCCTGAATAGTTGGGCAGGAGCGGAATCCCGTCATTCCGCTAACAGTTACGCCAACCCGAGACTTGATTACAAGCTCGCATATTTTGTATTCTCTAACTGCACCAACAGACGCAATCGCCATACGGAAGATTTGCGCAGCAGCAGAGCAGACCTTGTAACGCCCTTCTGTGCCGCTTTCCATGTTGGCAAAATTAGTATCCGGGTCGTATTCATCGGGGAAAATCGTTGTGCCCTGCTCCGGCGTTTCCAAAAAACCTTCGCCGCCAAACTGCACCCTGCCGGCCTTGACAACGGTAAAGATGTATTCCATGCCATTGCCATTGCCAATCGGTTCATTCTCGGAATCGCTAATGAAGATTGTCTCGTCGTGCTGCGGCAGTCTTTCTTCTAAAATAGCCCAGCATGTGCCGATCCGGTATAACTCGTTTGGAATCAGCGCCGTGTCCGCAGAGTTCTGTACGCCGGCAACAGAGGCAGCGACGCCGCCCATGTCCTGCTTTGATTCTGCCTTGTTGTTCTTGATCCTGCAGTTGCTTGTATCAAACTTGATTTTGGTTTCGGCATCCGTGTTGCGGCGAAGAACGTAACGCAAGCCGTCGCCAATGCTCACGTCTAAACCCTGAATATCAAAATTGCCGCTTGCCGGATTGGTCCATGTACTTGAGCTTGACTCCCGGTGCTGCCGCAAAGCGCCACGCATCGACCAGTGAAACTTGCCCTTCCATAGTTCAACCAATGCGGCGGCGTCGTCGTCTGTCTTAACGTCGCCATCGTTATTTATTCTGGCGGTAACTGTTGGCTGCAACTGCACGGTCGAGCGATGCAGCATCACGTTGGGGCACCAGCCATACAGGCCAAACGCTTTGCTCGTCGATGGGCTTTCTGCCATGCAAAACGCTCTTCTAAACTGCCCGCCGATATTCACAGAGAAAACATCCTGGCCCCCGTAGTTGGTAAAATTGCCAACATCTCGGCTTGCCTGTCTGCCGGCGATCAGTTGGCTGTCTGCAATTCTGCCGCCTTCGGGAGCGTAGTAAATCGAGTATCTTGCGCCCCTAGTTAGCGCGTTGCCAGTGTAGGCATAGGCGCCAAGAGTGTTATTGCCAAACGCCCAGCCCCTTTGGTCCCAGGCGTCTGCTCGCATGTTTGCCGCGCCTGCAAGAAAAATGCCGCGAAGCATCACCGAGCCGTTTAACGCAAGCACCTGTGACCAGACCATCGGCATAGCAACACGCACGCCGCCTAGCCCGTTTTCGCGTTTAGCAATAACGATTGGCACAAATTGCCCAACCTGAGCGGGTTCCTGCACCGAATCAAAGCCAAAGCGCGGCGATGATCGCTGATTGCTTGTGCGCGGATCGCGCCGCCCGCGCTTGGTGACGATGCGGCTTTGCTGCGGTGTCGGGAACAGCAGCGAGGACAGCAGTGTGACGCCGACTGAAATTGCAAGGTTGACAAGCACTGGCACCAGCGGGCCGCACACTGGGCCTTCAGCCGCTGCCGGCTTTTCAATAGAATGCTTCAGCGTGATCGCCTTCCATTCCTGATACTTCTCCTGGCTGATGCCAAGAATCTCGGCCAGGCGCTTTTCGTAAGGAAGGAGAGGGATCATTGCAAGCGATACAGCTTAAGCCGGCGGAAAGCGGAGACTGGGCCGACAATCAATCGTCCATGATGCCGCACTGTAAGCAGGGTTTGCGCATCAGCCAGCACACCAACGCCAAAGCTGTCATCTTGATTATCGAAGCGGATCAGCGCCCCGGCCTCGGGTTCCTCGATTGGGGTGGTCAGCTCCAGCCAATCCCACCGGAGCCCCTGCCAGGCGCCCGCCTGCGCGTCGGAATACCAGTGAGCCATGCGATCTGCCGGCCAGCGCATCCCAAGCTCTTCGCGGGTCGCCTGCGCGGTCCTGAAGCAGCACGCTGCTCGCCCGTCCCTCGGGTCGGCATTGAGCGCCCAGGGGAGCCCCACCCAGCTGCGCCAGAACGTCAAAACGTAAGCCCTCCACTTGCCGGCAGCGGGCCGACTTGATCGGCTGTGAGCCTGCGAGTCGGAGCAGTGCCCGCCACAAAGTTAAGAGGGTTAGAAAGTTTCAGCGTAACAAGCGCGGCCTGGTCGTCTTGGTCTTCTTCGCCAGGAACCGTGTCAGTGTAGGCGAACGAATCGCAAACGCAAATGGTAGAGCTAAGAATGCCCACCTCGGAATAGGTCGGATAGCCTGTTTCATTTGCCGGGGGCGTCCCGGCCAGAAGCATCGAATTAACTCTGATGAAGTATCGACTTTCGGACGCTTGCCACAGCAAAGCGGCTGAGATCATGTTAGCCGGAGCAATAAGCTCAAGCTCGCCGCTTTCGCTGCCATCAGAAGAAAAATCCCCAGCGATACTAAAAGGGCTGAATACATAACTAGCGCCAGCGTAAGTCCTTGTCTCGTTTGGAAAATAAGGCTGATAAAGCTGGCGCGGAGAGAACTGAGCCCCCGCGTCGGTCAGCAGCTCGATGTAGGGCATTACAGTAAGCATTCAGAGCCCGGCGTACTCGCGGATTTGCTGATTGTTTCTCATGCCAGCGTAGGTCATGGCTTGAGTGCGCTTAGCCAAGGCGGCATTGCTCTTGAGCAGCTGTTCCTCGGTAACATAGCGCTCGCCACGCTGTTCTGTCACGGTGTAGCGAATGTCAATGGGCTCGTTGCTCGATTCACCTTCCTGTAGCGCAGCGGCTTTTTCCATGTCAGAGCGTGGCACGGCCTTTCCGGCGGCGCCAGCAAAAGAAAACTCTGGCTCGTCCTCATCGTTCTCCAAATCGGAAAACGGCACGACTTGGCCGGTTGCGCCAGGGAAGAAAACCTCAGGCTCGCCGCCATCACCCACGACGTACCCTTTGCCGCGCTGAGCCGTGCCGCCATTGGCCAGGAAACCGCCAAACGGGAAGCTGGGCAGCGGACTGGCGCCGCCGAGCACGCTGCCCAGGATGTTGGGCGCTGCGCTGGAGAATGCAGAACCAATACCGCTAAGCATGGAGCTGGGGCCAAAACTTAGCCCGGCGCCGCCGGGGAAGAAGCTGCCCAAGATGTTAGGAGCGCTTGCAGAGAATGCAGAACCGATACCACTTGTTGCGCTAGAAACCGCAGCTTGCGCAGCGAAGGATTGCAGGCTGGCGCTTGCCGCAAGCGCCGCATTATTGAGCGCCCATACGTTGCCGCTTGCGGCCAGAGATGCACCGTTGAGCGCTTCAGGGCCGGCGGTAGCGGACGCGCCCCCGAGCATCTTGGTGAGCGGGCCTTCAGGGCCACCCAGCATCGACGCGAGCTTGCGTTGCATCAGCGTGCTCAGCTGCTGCTGTGCGGTGTCGGCAAACGTACGGGCGATGCCATTAAGCACCTCGCGGCCTACGTCCTCAATCTTTT